AACTCCGCCGCTGGTGGCAATAAACCTGCCACCCCTGACATTAACAACTATTTCGCATAAGAGGTGAATTATGGCCCGTTTTCGTCGTGTGAATATTGACGGTAAATCCATTACCGAAACCGCAGTATCTGCCGCAGAGCTTAAGCCAGGCACTCCGGTTAAAATGACGGCTGGTAAATTCGTTGCCGCCACTGATACCGAAGGACGTATTTATGTTGTCAATCCGGCATACCATGAAGGCTTAGGTATTGAAGATGCAATTCCGGCTGGTCATTCCGTGGTCGCTGACTACGCAGAAGAAGCCCGCGAATTCGCAATCCTGCTTCCGGCTGGCACTTATGCAAAAGACGCTGGTATCACCATTGGTGCTGATGGCTTTAAAGTAGCGGCAACTGGTGAATCTGCCGATCCGGTTTTCGCTTTCTGCCAGGAAACTGTAACCCTTGAAGCGGCTGACCTTGTACGTATCCGCGTTGCATAATAATAAGAGGTGACAAACTATGTTGTTTAATAAACACAACCTTACTACCAACAGCCGCATTCGTGCTCAGTGGGATCATCTATGGGCGCAGCGCAACATGTTCAATGATCAGGACGGCGCTCTTATTGCCGCAAATATGGCAAACATGACCGCTGATATCCTGGCTTGTAATGCCGTTGGCGGCTTCGATCAGGAATTCTGGAGAGCTATCGATAACCAGATTATCGAAATGAGCACCGAAGAGACTGGTATTGAAATCGTAAACGATCTGATGGCTGTACAAACCGTATTACCAATCGGTAAAACAGAGAAAATGTACAGCGTATCCGGTGATATTAACGATGAAGTTGTCGTTAGTATTGATGGTCAAGCCCCGCATGGCTTCGATCACACTGAATACGGTAGCGATGGCGACCCGATCCCGATGTTCGCAGCGGGTTACGGTGTTAACTGGCGTCATTCCGAAGGTCTGAAAACTGTAGGTATCGACCTTGCCCTGGATAGCCAGCGTCTGAAACTGCAAAAATTCAACAAAGCCCGTGTTGATTACTACCTTAAAGGTAACGAAAAAATCAACGTCAACGGTAAACCTGGCCAGGGTATTAAAAATCACCGTAATACTCAGCAACTGAAAATGACCGCCAACGACCTCACCACTGACGGATTCGATGACATCATCAAATTCTTTACCACTGGTGCATTCGGTGTTATGGCCCGTAATAACCGCGTTGATCAGTATGACATCATGTGGGTGTCCCCTGAAATTATGGCTAACCTGGCAGCGCCGCACATTGCTAACGGTACTGTGGTTGGTACTGTACTGAATATCGTTAAACCGTTCATTCCGGTTAAAGAAATCCGCCAGACCTATGCACTGTCAGGCAACGAATTCATTGCCTACCAACGCCGCCGCAACGTCATTACCCCGCTGGTTGGTATGACGACTGGTGTTGTCCCTCTGCCGCGCTTTATGCCGACTGATAACTACAACTTCAAAATCATGTCTGCCGAAGGCTTACAAATCACCTGCGACATGCTGGGCCGTTCCGGTGTCGTTTACGGTCACAAATAATTTTGTATTTCCTGTAACTCCCCGGCGCGATGCCGGGGATTTTTTTTGTATGTGGAGCAAACAAAATGGTCACTACAGAACAGGCGCGGGAATATCTTGAAAGCCAGGGTATTGACCTGCCAGACATTATCTTATCTTTGCTGGTGGAGCAGGCAAATAGCGTAAATGAATGCCTTGATGCTAACTATCCGGCCTCCACCGCAACATTGATTCAGCTTTATCTGATCGGGCTGTTAGGACTCACACAGGCGAATAAATACGTTTCATCACACACAGGTCCGAACGGTGCAAGCCAGTCCTACCGCTATGTTGATTTCAATAAAAAATGGAAGGCGGCTTGTTCGTTGCTCCGCTCGATTGATAAACATAATTGCACAGCAGAACTGATTCCCGCAGATCCTGAAGCCACCGCACATGCCGGACTATGGATCGGTAAGAGTGGGAGGATGTAACCATGTGGAACGACCTAACACTACCAAATCCACTAATGCCGAAGCTGTTTACCCGCGTATGGGTGAAGACTGACACGGGGCGACAGGTAGCCGCCTATCTCAATGATGCTGGTCAGTGGGTAATTCTTTGCCCGCGCGTGGCGAAAACTCATCCGAAAATTGTTAAGTGGAGTTACGGTTATGAGTAAGATCGCACGATTCAGCTATAAGGCATTAGCCACCATTTACCCCGTAACGCGTGACGACTGGACAAACTCCGATGTATACGGCGCACCATACCTGATTAACTGCGCATGGGAGCGCACATACGGCACAGCGACAGACACAAACGGCAATGAAGTTAGTAACACAATAACCGTATTTACCGAACTGCTTCACAATATGCAGCCAGCGCAGCGCCCGGAAAAAGGCTGGATGATTGCCACTGGCGACACTACTGATATTTCCGACCCGCTGGCGGCTGGGGCCAACGTTATTACCGGGATCGTTGAATGGGATATGAGCATGTTTAACGACACGCCGGATTATAAGATCGTGACAGGGGGTTAATCATGCCTATCAGGGGAGTTAAACGCGTCCGTGAGAGATTAAAGCAGGAGCTAAAGGAAATCACCGATAAAAAGACGCACGAAGTTTTATGGCGCGTCGGTATGCTGGCTGGTGGCTTTGCGGCGAACCTGACCCCGGTCGATACGGGTTTTTTAATTAACAGTCAATTCCAGTACATAGGAAAGACGGCAGATGGCTTGCAATTACGCCTGGGATATACGGCCCGCTATGCTGAATGGGTGCACAATATGCCAGGTACATTAAAAGGCCAGCCTCGCGAACATTTCGGCAAAACTAATAACCTGTCTGAATTCGGCCCTAAACAGGTAATTGAATTCGGCGGCGGTACTGGTAAGGGTAAATATTGGGACCCAAACGCAGAGCCGGAATTCTTGCGCAAGGCATTCGAAGACCCTAACCACGCTGATGATATTTACAAAGAAATTGTAGAAGGTTACAAGGTATGAAACGCAGCGAAGTTTACGACGAAATAAGGGATTGGATTCAATCCCACGGATACGACGAGGGCTATATTTTGCAGGCCCGTTTCTGGAATGAGCGAAGTAATTCGAATAATGATAGATACATCGTTATCCAGCAAAACGGCGGCGCGGCTGGTGAAGAAGCAATAACCCGTGATTATTTCCGCATTCTGGTTATTTCAGCGCGTAATGACTCAAATATTAGTGAAGTGGAAGACCTTGCCGACGCCATCCGCCAAAGTATGTTAACAGAATATAAAACTGATAAAATTACACACATGAAGCCAGTTGGCGCTATTCCTGCAATGCAAACCAGAGAAGGGCGCTTTATTTTTACCGTAGCCTTTCAAACCATCATATCAAGATAAGAGGTAAATTAACATGTCTCAGACTTGCGAAAAAGGCACGTTTACAGGCCGTGACGTTGCTGTATTCTTCGCTATCGCTTGTCCAAATGCGAAGCCGGAAGCTGAAGCGTACAAAGCGTTAGGCATGATGCGTGGTAAAACACTTTCCGTTGAATGGGAAACCGCTGACGCCACCGCCGATAAATCAGCCGATTACACGAAAGAATCAATGGTTACTTACAAATCCGTTTCTTTCTCCGGCGACGGTGTGTCCCGTACTGAAGAAATCCATAATCAGAAAGCGCTGAAACGCCACGTAATTACGCCAGGTGAAGCCACCGGATCACAACCTTATGTATGGCTGAAGATCGTTTCTCCTGTAGACGTAACTGAAGGCCCATTCCTTTGCACCTCCTTTAAAGAAGAGGATCCGCACGATGATGTTTCTACTTGGTCTATTGAGTGTGAAAGCGCGGGCCAGGTAACGGTAGGCGATATCCCATCAGAATAACAACTCAGATTAACAACCGGGGCCATTTGGCCCCTTTCTTTTAGGGTGATAACTATGATTCATGTTCGGACCGGGCAATTTGCGGCGGTGGTAGATGGTAAGCGTTATGTATTCAATCCCTGTTTTGCTGCAATGGCTAAGATTGGCGGTGACAGTGAACTGGTCGAATACTTCGCAACAATCCACGGCGGCAAATATCCATCACGCTTGCCAGCAGATCCAGACTTACGCAATCGCATTCTGGCGCGGTGTTATGGTGAGTTAGTGCAAACGTCAATACACATCCTGAAATGTTGCTCAGAAGACGAAATAGGACCGTTATTGGGTGAATGTAGGTTTACTCCTTCAGGCAAATTGCGACTAAAACCCGGACTGATGCCGACCAGTGACGTTATCACGCTGGCGCAACATTGCATGTACCACGGTTTAATCGGTGACGGGCCAGAAGAAGACGCCGGAGAGATCAGGGAAGGGGAATATAAGCCAACTTTTAACGTGCTGGAATTCGTTTATTCTGCCGTAGCTCACCTGGGATTATCTGAATCAGAAGCGTGGAATATGACAATGACCGGATATAGGGCCGCTGTACG